ATCCTTGCTGGAAAGGCTACAAACCTGTAGGAACTAAAAAGAAAAATGGAAAAACTGTGCCTAATTGTGTACCAACAAATGAGGACGAGTATTTTAGTAAACTAAATTTAGCATTAGAATCAAAATTAAATGATCATTGAAAATGATGTCGATGCTTGGAACAAATTTCCTCATCTTCATAATTGGTTCAATAAACTTTGGTTAAGCGAACAGTTTGGATACACTTGCGGACCGGGCGGTGTTCCGGTACCAAAACTTAATAACTATGTAGTTAGGCCGATATATAACTTAAGAGGAATGGGTCTTAACGCTTCTATACAAAGATTAGACCCATCTGATTTAACTAGTGTTCCGCCTGGATACTTTTGGTGCGAACAATTTAAAGGAAATCAATATAGTATTGATTACAAATGGCAAAATAATAAATGGGAACAAATTTCTGCAATGCAAGGAATTAACAATCAAGATCAATTGTATAAATTTAGCAAATGGATTAAAACTGATAAAAAAATAAATTTACCTTTATTACTAAATTATCTATCCGATTGCGAATATATAAACGTAGAATTTATAGAAAATAAAATTATAGAAGTCCATTTAAGAGTATCACCTGATCCTACATCTTATCAAGAATTAATCCCAGTATGGCAAGGTGACGAGATTAAAATTCCAGATGGCTATACCTGGATTGAATCTCGCGACGACGCTGATAATTTATTACCCCAAACTAGATTGGGATTTTACGCAAAATAAAAGTTGCGTTTTGTCAATTAACAAGCTATAATTAAACATAAAGGAGAAAATATGAGCAAATCATATGGTGCCCCAGAGCAGGCAAAAATCAAACAAATTGTTTCTGAGGGTGTTACTGTAATGCAGGAAATTCAAGACCTTACCGAAGGGTTGAACGAAACTATTAAAGCAGTAGCAGAAGAACTAGATGTCAAACCTAGTGTTATTCGCAAAGCAATTCGTATTGCACTTAAAGATCAATGGGATCAGGTATTCCGTGAGTTTGATGACCTTGAAACTATTGTAGATATTAGCGGTCATGCAAATATACGCAAAGACGATTAATGGATCAAATTATTAACGCAGCGACTAATACGTGGAAATGGATTAACAATGATTGGAAAAATCATCCATTACGTTTTAGCATTGAAGTAGTTGCATGGGCATTATCTATTGGCTGTTCTATCGTAATGGCCTATACTGTCCCGAATCCACCGTTAATTTTTATCTATCCGTTTTTTATACTCGGATGCTGTTTATATGCATGGGCTGCTCACAATCGAGGATCTTTCGGAATGTTAGCTAATTATCTATTGTTAATTGCAATAGATTCTATAGGCCTAATTAGAATGTTAATTAAATAAAATATGCCAATATCATTAGACGTTTATAATAAAGATATAATAAATCACATACAAGCAATTAATCCTTCAACGGTGCTCGACATTGGTGCAGGTAAAGGAAAGTATTTTGATTTAATTAAACATGTTAATCCGAATATTATTTGTGATGCTGTTGAACCCGTTGAATCATATGTTAATGAATTCGGGTTAAGAAACAAATATAGAAATGTATTTGTTAGCGACATTATCGACCATGTAAAAAGCGATCGTATAAACAAATACGATTTATGTATTATGGGAGACGTAATGGAACATTTGTTTCTATATGAAGCAATGAATATCATCGATGCACTGGCATATAAATCAAAATTTTTAATGGTTATTTGGCCCACAAATCTTCCGCAGGATCACGAATGGGAAAGTCCTTTTGAAATGCACAAAAGCAATTTTAATTTGCAAGATTTATCAAGATTTAATATTCAAATTTACAAAAAAACTTATGGATTTGATCGAATCGGTATTCCTGTTGATATGCACTATGCACTAATAGCAGGACATACAACTCATTCAAATCAAAACATAAGACGATTAGATATAAGAGATAGTATAGTATACGGTGTAGTAAACGACGTATAACATTTAGGGTAGATCAGCCATAAATGATCATAGTTGGTATTTGTGAGCCGCAAATCACATAAAGGAGAAAATTTATGTATGTTGATTCCATCTGGGATCGCGAAAAAGACGTTGTTAAAGTCGTCGAACGCGATCCTAAAAAAGGCAGGCTTTTTCAAGAGTATCCTGCCAAATATGTGTTCTATTATCCTGATCAAAAAGGAAAACATCGTTCAATTTATGGAGAACCGCTAAGTCGTATTTCCACAAAATCATATAAAGATTTTATTAAAGAACAAAAAATACACAGTAGTCACAAGCTATACGAAAGCGATATTAACGCGGTCTTTCGAATTCTTGAAGAACACTATTTAGGTCAAGAACCTCCCAAACTAAATGTAGCGTTTTTTGACATCGAAGTCGATTTTGATCCCGAAAGAGGATATGCAAGTCCCGAAGATGCATTTATGCCGATTACAGCTATTGCGGTTCATTTACAATGGCTAGATACTCTAGTATGCCTTGCTGTTCCACCAAAAACATTAACTATAGAGCAAGCTCAGGAAAAAGTTAAAGATTTCCCCAATACATATCTATTTAAAACTGAAGCAGAAATGCTTGAAATGTTTTTACAACTAATTGAAGATGCAGATGTATTAAGTGGGTGGAACTCAGAAGGATTTGATATTCCGTATACAGTTAATCGCGTTACTAAAACTTTATCAAAAGAAGATACTCGTAGATTTTGTTTATGGAATCAATTTCCAAAAAAACGCGAATATGAAAAATATGGTAAAGCTGCTGTAACATATGATCTTGTAGGACGAGTTCACTTAGACAGTCTTGAACTTTATAGAAAATACACTTACGAAGAACGACATAGCTATCGTCTAGATGCCATTGGAGAAATGGAAATAGGTGAGTCTAAAACCGTTTACGAAGGTACACTTGACCAACTATATAATAACGATTTTAAAAAGTTTATCGAATATAATAGACAAGACTGTGCCCTGCTAAACAAATTAGATAAAAAACTTAAATTCATAGATTTAGCAAATACTATTGCACATGAAAATACTGTTCTACTTCAAACTACACTCGGAGCTGTTGCTGTTACAGAACAAGCTATCATTAACGAAGCACATCATAGAGGTTTGATTGTTCCTAGTCGAACAAAAAGAGACGAACACGGTGATACACAAGCAGCCGGGGCATATGTTGCATATCCTAAAAAAGGGCTGCACGATTGGATTGGTTCAATGGATATTAATAGCCTGTATCCTTCTGTTATTCGTGCATTAAATATGGGCCCTGAGACTATTGTAGGTCAATTAAGACAAGAACATACTGAAAAATATATTAGCGAACAAATGAATTTTCATAAAAAATCATTTGCTGCTGCTTGGGAAGGATTATTTGGTACATTAGAATATGATGCCGTGATGCGTCAGGATCGTGCATTTGAAATTATTGTTGACTGGGAGAATGGCGAAACAAATGTGTTGAGTGCAGCAGAAGTATATAAACTAATTCACGAAAGTAATCAACCATGGATGCTAAGTGCTAATGGCACAATTTTTACCTACAATACCGAAGGTGTTATTCCTGGTTTGCTTAAACGTTGGTATGCAGAGCGTAAAGAACTGCAAAAGAAATTAAAATTAGCAAAGGAAGCAAATAATGAAATCGAAGAAGAATATTGGGACAAACGTCAATTGGTTAAAAAAATTAACCTTAACTCACTCTACGGTGCTATTCTTAATCCCGGTTGCCGTTTCTTTGATAAGCGCATTGGCCAATCAACTACTTTAACTGGTCGTAGTATTGCACGTCATATGGCTGGCAAAGTTAACGAAATGATTACTGGCGAATTTGACCATGTAGGTAAAAGCATTATATATGGTGATACAGATTCATGTTACTTTAGTGCTTATTCAACTCTTAAAAACGAAATTAATAAAAAAGAAATAGCGTGGGATAAAGATGTTGTAATACAGCTCTATAATACCATTGCCGAAAATGTAAACGCAACATTTCCAGATTTTATGCTCGATGCGTTTCATTGTCCTAAATCACGAGGAGAAGTAATTAAAGCAGGTCGAGAAATTGTAGCAAGTAAAGGCCTTTTCATTACTAAAAAACGCTATGCTGTGCTTTACTACGATAAAGACGGCAATAGATATGATACTGACGGTAAACCTGGTAAAATTAAAGCTATGGGATTAGATCTCAAACGCAGCGATACACCAGAATTTATGCAGAACTTCCTTAGCGAAATTCTAAATAAAGTATTAACTGGTTCGCAGGAAGAAGAAATTTTAGAAAGAATTAAAGAATTTAGAACAGAATTCAAATCTAGACCTGGTTGGGAAAAAGGCACACCTAAACGTGTTAATAATCTTACCGAATATCAATTAGAAGAACAGAAAAAAGGTAAAGCTAATATGCCAGGACATGTTAGAGCTAGTATTAATTGGAATACACTAAAACGTATGCACGGAGACAAATATTCAATGGGAATTGTAGACGGTATGAAAGTTATTGTTTGTAAAGTTAAAGATAACCCCCTGGGATATACTTCGATATCATATCCAACAGATGAACTTAGATTACCAAAATGGTTTCAAGAACTACCATTTGATCATGCAGAAATGGAATCAGTTATCATTAACAACAAATTAGAAAATCTCATTGGCGTGCTAGAATGGGATTTAGAATCTACAACACAAGATAATACTTTTGGAAATTTATTTTCATTTGAATGAAAATAATCATTGACATTTTTGCAAGGTCTAAATAAAATTAAACATAAAGGAAATAATATGCAAGATCTATTAAAAGACATCGTAGCCCATACACACAATTTAGGTTTTCTAAATATTGTAAAAATTACAGGCACAGAAGATAAAACTCAAATTGATAGCATGGCCGATGACCGCACTGTTATTATGTTTGCCGAAACAACTGATCCTAACCCAGATATGTTAGGTGTATTTGGCATGAGCCAAATGAATAAATTGAAGTATTTGCTCGACTGTCCCGAATATCGAGAAGATGCTAAAATTGAAGTAGTTAAAGCAGATCGTAACGGCGAAACTATTCCAGTCGGCGTTCATTTTGAAAATAAAACTAAAGACTTTAAAAACGATTATCGTTTTATGAACAGCGAAATTATTAATGAAAAACTTAAGACTGTTAAGTTCCGTGGTGTAAAATGGGATGTTGAAGTCGAACCAACTGTTAGTGCAGTTCAACGTTTTCAATTCCAAGCTGCTGCAAATAACGAACATGCTACATTTTTAGCTAAAACTGATGGCACTGATCTAAAATTTACGTTCGGCGATGCAGCAAGTCACGGTGGAGAATTTGTGTTTGCTACTGATGTAAAAGGCAAGCTAAACAAGAACTGGACTTGGCCAGTTATGCCTATTTTGAGTATTTTAAAGATTGCCGATGTTAATAATACTAAGATGAGCATTAGTAACGAAGGTGCATTACAACTTACGCTAGATAGCGGACTTGCTGTTTACAAATACATCATTCCTGCACAAACATGATTCGAGGTATAACATCGACTAATCCACACTTAAACG